ATAGCCTGACCGGGAAACCTCCGTTACTGGCTGATGGGCATGTAGAAGGTGATTTCAGCAAGAATAGAAAGAAGGAAACTGCAACCAAAGACAGTACGGAGGTGAAAGCTGACAAGGATATTACTTCTGATATTTATGAAAAAAAGCGATCAGAAACCATAAAAGAGAAAAAAGAATCCATGCTGCCTAAACAAATCGGTTTTGTCTGTGTTTGTGTAACCGTTTTGATTGTCGTTATGCTAATAGTAAAACATTGGCGCAAAAGACAATCTTCATCATAAAACTTTAAATTTATAAATTGGACTACTCCGGCTCGTGATGAGTCGGGGTATTTGTTTAAATACAATTTTCCAATTGGATTACACAATCAACTGAAAAGAATAGAATTATGTAAATCTGTATAAGAAATATAGCTATTTGAAATTAAATGAGTTAGAAAAATTATCTTGTTTGGAGGTTATGATTTGGCAACCGTCTCTATTGCTTTGTTTTACTTCATAGAGTAACTCTTTCAGGTACAAAAGTAGTATTTTTCGATACTATACGAAGGTTACCAAATTAAATTTTATATTTTTGCAGCGTATAAACAACGATGTGCAAAACATAATATGTGCAAGAACCGTATAAAAGAGGCATTAGCGGCAAGAGGCATCAGCCAAACAGAATTAGCAAATAGATTTGGAAAGACTTTCAATATGGTCAATCTGTATGCATCAAACAAAGTGCAACCTCCCATTCCTGTGCTATATCAAATTGCAGATATTCTAAAAATGGATGTACTAGAATTGTTGTTACCTAATAATGGAATCACTCAATCTTAAACGTACAATGTATTTGACAGAAGACGAAATAAGAGATAACGCAAAAGTTATACTTGGCTTTGACGAAAAAGACCCTGATGTGAAGCAAGGAACAGGGCAAATAACAACTTTCAATCAATTGGGCTTTAAAGGCGTGTCTGACAAGCCTGATGGATGGTATCTGCCCAATGACAAACAAGATATAGCTATTATTTTGGAAACGAAATCTGAGAAAGAGGATGTCTTTTCAGAAAAACACTATGCGGAATTAGTCAAAAATATAGAAATAGCAGCCCTGCAATACAAACGTGTGGTGGGCATTCTTTACAATGGAACAGATGTCCGTGTTATAAAGTACATCAAAGGAAGCGAACAATATGAAGAAATAGCGGATGTTGCTAAAACACTCCAAAACAAACGATATTACATCGCTCTGTTCAAGGAGAATCGGATTAATAAACAGTTGATATATTCGCTTACTAAGAAAATAAACGATTGCTTGCATGTCCAATTTGGTATAAAGAATCTATACCATAGGATGATTATCACAGCTTGTGCATTGGTAGCAAAAAGATATGGGGCAATGCTTGAAAAGGGAATGGAATATTCTCTCATGACATCTTCCATATTGAATACCTTGTCTAAATCACTCGAAAAAGACCGAAAGCAGAACTTGAAATTAGACCTTCTTGTTGAAGTCTATTCAGAAATAAAGATGAATATGACAAATAACCAAGAGGCAATAGACAACTTCATAACGTGGGTTTCTGAAATTTCTGATTGTGTCAATTCCGATTATTGGAACGGTGAAGATGTAATGGGAATATTCTTCAACGAGTTTAATCGTTACAAGAAAAAGTCCGAGAGCGGTCAGGTGTTCACACCGGACCATATTACTTCTTTTATGTATAGACTTATTGAGGTAAACCAGCACGACCGAGTGCTTGACGCAACATGTGGCTCAGGTGCTTTTCTTGTGAAGGCTATGTGTAATATGGTGAAAGAAGCTGGCGGTGTAAACACCTCGGAAGCAATGACGATAAAATCAAGCCAATTATTCGGAATTGAGTTTGACAGGGAAATTTTTGCGCTCGCCTGTGCGAATATGCTCATTCACAAAGACGGGAAAACAAATCTTGAACAGTTAGACACACGCACCGAGGAGGCTTGCGAATGGATTAAGAGCAAAAAAATAACAAAGGTGTTGATGAACCCTCCATACGAACGAAAGTACGGATGTTTGAAAATAGTAGAAAATGTATTGAAATCTGTACCTGTTGGAACAAAATGTGCATTCATCTTGCCTGACAAAAAATTAGAGAAAGATAATACTGATAAAAAGTACGGCAACAAACTTTTGAAGAACAATACACTCACGACAATAATTAAACTGCCTGAGAATTTGTTTTTCGGGGTCGGGGTAACAACTTCTATCTTCGTTTTTGAGGCAGGGAAACCACAAAATGGACGCAATATCATAGGTTATTATATTGAGGAAGACGGTCTGGAAACTGTGAAAAACCAAGGTCGTCAGGACACGAAGAACCGCTGGCAAGAAAAAGAAGATTACTGGATTGAAGCTATTAGGGATGGAGCAGACCCTCTATATGATACTCGCCAGATAATTGACCCATTAAAACATCTTTCCTATCAAATGCCAACCGCCCCATTTGAAATATTTGAGGAAGATTTCGTCAAGACTATGATGGACTATGAAATGTTCCAGCGTGGAATTGATTCTAAGGAATTTTGCGAGAAACTGTTAAAGAAAGTCCTATATTCCAGTTTAATAGAAGATACAGGACAACACATTAATATTTCCATAAATAAAGACAACAAATGAAACAAATAGATATTTTAAACTGGCATGAATTTGTAATACGGGATTTATTTGAAATCAAGAGACCTGAAGCAAGAAGCCAAATGGATTATGATGAAGGTGAGGTTCCATTTGTTGCTTCTGGTAATTTCAATAATGGTGTTCTTAAATATCTTAAACCCAAAAATGATAAAGACATTGATTTAGGAAATTGTATTACAGTTAGTCCAATAGATGGTAGTAGCTTTTACCAAGAATGTAATTTTCTTGGTAGAGGTGGGGCTGGAAGTTCAATCATATTGCTATACAATCCAAAATTAAATAGGTATAATGGTAATTTTATTGCTACTGTTATTCGTTCTGTGTGTAAAAAATACATGTATAGTGATATGGCCAATAAAGATGTTATTGGCTTAGAAAAAATTAAACTTCCTGTTTATAGTTCTGGTGAGCCAAATTGGAAATATATGGAGCAATACATGAAAAACATCGAATCTCAAGTACGGACGTCTATAGATAAGTTAACAAATGTTATAGGGGGGGGGGTAAGCGTAAACGGTTAAATATCAATGCTTGGAAAGACTTTGCGGTTGGCGACTATTTCAGTGCCATTAATACAGGCAATATTCTAAGTCGTGACATAGTAGATGGTTCGGGTTCTACTCCCTTTGTTACTGCAAGCAGTGTTAATAATGGTGTGGCGGCTTACATTGATGCTTCCAACTATGAAATAATCAAAGGCAATTGCATCCTGATTGGCGGAAAAACATTCACACTGACTTACCAAAAAAATGATTTTGTTTCTAACGATAGTCATAACATAGCTCTATATAGTAAAAGTGTTAGCAATGAACAAGAGTTACTTTATATTATCACTGTATTGAGTTGTTCCTTAAAACACAAGTACAATTGGGGAGATGCTGTAACTAAAGACAAACTTCTTGCACAAAAAATCAGTCTGCCTGCTGATAACAAAGGAGAACCCGATTGGGGTTATATGCGAGATTATATACAATCCATTCAAAAGACTATTTCATGTTCTCCAATCTTAGTGTAAAAAATAGTTTATTATCTTATTATAGTGATATAGCAACACTCAGAGATGTAGCAAACTATTTGGAACTGTTCAATGTGCATATTTGCTATCCTCTCATTGGATTTGTTTATATGTGGAGTAGAAGCCAATCTCATAATAAAAGTTGGAGAGGGTGTCGTAATGCACGATACCCCTCATTTTTTGTAATACGTAATAATGTGACAAC